GAAATAAGAAATAAGGTGGGAGTGATGTATGGTAGTCCTGATACCGCAGCAGCAGGAGGAAAGGCATTGGAATATTACTTAGGCGTAAATTTGAAATGCATTTCTAACAAGACTAGCGACTTAATTAGGGATGATCTTAAGAATGTGATAGGTATACAAGGAAAACTCCGAAATACCAAGAACAAGTGTTCCATTCCGTTTAGAGAGTGTGAGTTTGAGCTACTATTCAACGAAGGTTTGAACCCGTACGCTGGGCTTCTTAAGCAGTTTGAGGGGGATGGTCTTATTAATAGGGCTGGAGCTTGGTATACTGTAGAGGGAACTGGTAAAAAATTCCAATCCAAGGATTTGCAAGGCATCCTAGAGGGTGAGTCTAACGAGGGCTACGAGCCGCTCAGAAATTTTTTAGAAGTTTAGCTTGTAAACTTTCGCAAATTTGCTATAATGGTATGTCCCTGGAGGGAACTTATGACTGAAATCAACTTTAAGCTTTTGGAAGATCTCATTGAACAAGCGTTCAAAGGGGCTTTTAAGAAGGAAACTAACCACAAAAAGATAGAAGAGAAGACCCCCGTGTATGAATCTGTCGAGGACTATGCTACTAAAACTGGGAAGAGATTCCGTATGTTAAAGGAGCAGAAAGAACGAGGACTCACACGGGATCAAGCTTTCAACGAAACCTATGGAGGTTTAAACTAATGATTAAAAACGAAGAATTATTGCGTACTTACGCTCCTGCTGTATTTGCTACGGAGCCTGAGGAGGGGAGAGTCTCTGGACGATACTCATTCCTTCCTACTACTACAATCCTTGAGATCCTACAGGATGAAGGGTGGACGGCATGGAAAGCACGGCAGGTTTCTGCTCGTACTTGGAGTAGAGATCATGCCAAGCACATTATCCACTTGCGTCATGAGGATTTGGATACCACAGCATTTGGGGTAGGAGACTCCTTCCCTGAGATGCTTCTCATGAATGCTCACAATGGGTTGGGGTCTTATGATCTTATGGCGGGTATTTTCCGCTTGGTATGCTCTAACGGAATGGTTGTGTCTGAATCGGACTTCGGTAAGATTCATATTCGTCACATCGGCTTTAAGCCTGAGCAAGTGATTAAAGCTTCGCGTGAGCTTGTTATGAATGCTACGAGGCTCTCTGATAAGGTTAACACTTGGAAAGAGGTTGAGCTTACTCCCCGTAGTCGCTCTGATTTCTTTACGGATGCTTCCAAGATTCGTTTCGAGAATCCTTCTGAGGATATCGTGAGAAATATGAGCCGTATTCGCAGGAAAGAGGATATGGGTATTGATCTCTGGAGCGTCTTTAATGTAGCACAGGAGAACCTTATTAGAGGTGGTTATGTTAATAATGAGACTCGTAGGAATGTTCGTCCCATCACTAACATCCAAAAAGATGTGAAATTCAACTCACAACTTTGGGACTTGGCTAGTACATATAGTGAGGGGTACAGCCGAAACTAACACAATGAATTCATTTTTTCCAGAAGGAGAAGGCTCCCATCCTCTTCATTACGATGAGGATGGGGGCTATATTACTAACGCCCAGATGCAGTTCTTCTTGAACAGGCAACGGTCTAACGAGAAGATTACCAAAAAAGAGGAATTCTTTAAGTATTTAGAGGGATGTAAAAGGTATAACTTTATAAGTGATTGCATGGAGGAAGATCCAGATAGTGCTGTTTTAGTATGGACTCCTGAAAGGAATTCTTTATCTTTCTTATTTCCCGCAGATGGGATGATAGCCCAGCAGATTGATTCCTTTCTTACCCGAGGAGGAGAGGAAGATGAGTTTGAAAGCGGAGAGACTGATTCTAATAATTTTGGAGAAGGTTTAGATGGTAAGAGATTATTTTAAAATGGTAGTATTTTATTTCTTAGAAGTTATAGGTAGTCTGGTTAACTTAGTGTGCGCTCTTTTCTCCTATTACCCTAGGTTTGAGCTAGGAGTCTCTTTCATGCTGTGGGCAGAAGGAAGAAGGGTTAATAAAGATACTAAAGAGCAGGCACTTCGTAGGCAGCAGGAGGAAGTAAGGGCTGATGCTGAGAGGCATGAAGCGTTTAAAGCTGCTCGTAACGCAGAAGAAGAAGCAGCAGCCGAAGCAGCAGCCGAACCTGAAGAGGATCCTAATGTAACTGATACTTCTATGATAATGCCAACCGAAGATACTCCTTTTCCCACTATCGCAGCGAGGATTCGCAGACCTAGATGAAACCAATAAAACCATCTGGTCGTAGTTACGGTCCAAATAAGGCTAAAGCTAAGTTTCCTAAAGATAAAGGAAAAAGGCGCGGTAAGAAAACTACCATGAAAGAGATTAAGAGCAACCCAGACTCTTACTACGATTGGGAGGAGGAGAATTTTGAAAAGTTTAGAAGATGATGATATAGTTATAACCCACTACACTTGGTTAAAGGCGTTTCCTTTAACTTTAAATGGGTTTAGTTTGATGCTTGAACATAGTATAGATAAGGAGGGATATTAATGCCATCAGAATATGTGTTAAAAAGATCCGTTATAGACGGGAATAGGATTCAAAAGATTTCTAAAAAGGTTATTGAGGAATCGAAGGAGGATCGAGAATTAGCTCTGTCCGCTTATCGTTATTTCAAAGAAATGGTAGACGAGAACCCAAATGACTCAGCCGCTAAATCTCAGATGGTTGATTGTTTAAAATTGGCGCAGAGTTCAAAAACTCATGTGATTAAAATTGTAGATATGTTAGTTAAATTAGAGACTGCGAAAGAGGCTCGTAAAACTGACCACAGTAAGAACTACTCATTTTTTAATGAGCTAGAAGGATTAGATGACTAAAAAGACTTTTAAACTATTCTCCAAGGAGTTTAACTTTGTTGCTCTCATGTTGGATTTAAATGAAGAGCAGGAGGGAGTAATCTACGGAAAGCTAAAGGATAAGATAGAGTCTGCTGAAAAAAGCTTCCTTGTTAGGGACTATGTGGAGTATCTCCTTTCAATCATACTGGTAGATGGTGATAATTTGATTCTCTCTTTAAAAGATTCTTTAAAGGAGTCTGAGAGTAGGGAATCTTATGATGATGCACTTAGAGTTCTGTATGACCATGTTCTGGACTGCTATCCTCATTTTTGTTTAGAAGTTTTATGCGGCGATTTGAATTCCACTATAACTGGAGAAGAAGTAAGGTTCATTATGGAGGAGCTTGCTAAGGAGTTTAGGAAGGAGGAAGTTAAATCTAGAGCTAAAACTAAAGTCCGTACAAACTGTAGGATAAAAAATTTATCCGACATTAAAAGAGTTGAAAAGTATCTAAAGAAGAACATAATAGGACAGGATATAGCTATTAAGACAGTTATTGATGCGTTGAAGGTAGAAGTGGCAGGGTTAACTAGCTTTACTTCCTTTTTCTTCATAGGTCCTACGGGAGTAGGTAAAACTAAGTTAGCTAAAGAGGTAGCTAAGAAGTATAGTGCTAATTTCTTTAAAATTAACTGTGCTGAGTATGCTGGGAAGCATGAGTATTCTAAGTTGATAGGTGCGCCTCCTGGCTACATAGGGCATAGTGATCAGAGTTTATTAGCTGAAAAGGCAGAGAAATCTAATTGCTGGGTGTTCTTGTTTGATGAAATTGAGAAAGCAGATCCCAAGTTCTATGATTTTCTTTTGTCGTTGTTGGATGAGGGTACTTGCACAGACAATATGGGGAAAGTTTTAGATTTCTCTAAGTCTCTCTTTGTCTTTACTTCCAACCAAGGGTTGCATGACCATAGATTGGGTGAGAGGAGGTTAGGCTTTGATAGTGAAGTAATTACTTATGGAAATACTAAGGACAATATTCTCAGTAGCATTAAGAAAGAATTTAAGCCTGAGTTTTTGAATAGGATTGATTATACTGTTTTCTTCAACGAAATCGACAAGAATTCTGCTAAAAAAATAGCATCTTTAGAATTAAAAAACCTTCCAGTAAAGCGAACTGCTTCACTTTTGAACTATATAGTTAAGGAAGCTTACTCTCTGGAGTATGGTGCGAGAAACATTGGAAAGTTTATTAAGAGTGATGTCTGTTTAAGGCTTGCTGATACTATTCTTTCTGATTCAAATGAAAACAAAAAGATATCATTCGTACCTACATTTGAGAAGGGTGAGTTATCCTTCACTAAGCCAAAGGAAAAACAAAAATGGGACACAAGCTCACAAGACTAGGGGGTAGAAATGGTCGCCCCGTAAGAGGCCAGTTAAGATCAATGCCACAGACAGGTTATAGGCAACCTGCTGCTGTAGTAGAGGAGGCACCTGCTGCTGTAGTAGAGGAGGCACCTGCTCCACCTGCGAAGAAGATAAAAAAAGCTAAGAAAAAGTAATGCCGCAACCTAGAGGACATCCTAGATCTACTACACCTACTACTAGAGGGAGACACCCTGGAATAGTAGGAACAGTAACTAAACGACACACAGGAGAAACTATAAAAAGAAGGCTGGCTCATCTCGCACCTACCAGCCGTAAATTTAAATCTCAGGGACAAGAACAAAGGTTTCGTCATAGAGAGAAGAGGGCCGAAATTTCCTTAGGTCCTACAGCTAAGGCACACAGACGGTTTAAACTCTATGGAGAATCTAAGAGTCCTTTTAGAATGTTATTGCGGTTGTTGGAAGATGACAAAACTGGCCTAGACCCAAAAGAGGTGAGAAAGGCTGCAAGACAGAAATATCAAGATGATATAAAAAGCGGTAAGGTTGATCTCCCCCAGCGTATAGCTAGAGTGTGGAGTAAAACCAGTAAGAGAGGAAAGGTAAAAGTTTCTTCTAGACTCCTTGCAGCGTATAGGAAATTGACGGGCGGTTAAATCGAATTTTGTTCGCTGTTGTTGTTTCTTTTCTTCTATAATATAGAGAATGTGGAAGGATTTGGTGGTCTTTCGGCATTCATAATACTCCTATGCGAGAGGGTCTTGAAAAGCCCTCTCGCTTTTTATGGAGGGGACAGTAGCTCAGTAGGTTAGAGCGCAGTCCTTATAAGGCTGTGGCCGATGGTTCAAGTCCATCCTGTCCTACCAATTACACCAAGGAAATTAACATGACTATTGATATTGATATTGTTGCTGGAGTTAGAAGCTTTTTGAGGAATACTATTTTTGCTCACCCTGATGATATAAAGTCTGATGAGGTAAAGAAGAAATCTAAGTCCATTAATAAGAAAAGCACTCAACCGAAAAAGAAGTAGTGGCAGAATCAGGGCAGAGCGACAGTAATAGAATTCTACCTTTTGCCTTGCCTGAGGTTGATAAGCGACCAGAATGGAGAAAAGAACGAGTAAGAATGCTTTCTTTTATTGTAGATAATACTATGAGTGAAATGTCTCAAGAGGAGAAAGAGAGAAGAGCTAGAGGATGCGTTAGCGAAAGTCTGTTTTATGCCCCTGACCATGCGTTAATCTCTAGGTATGAAAAGTTAGGTGGTAAGTGGACAGAGATAATGAAAGATAAGTATCGTGCGTAGTATTATTTATGGGATGGTAGCCCAATCGGCAGAGGCAACAGACTTAAAATCTGTCCAGTATGGGTTCAAGTCCCATCCGTCCTACCAGCACAACTTGAATTAAGGATTTATAATGGTCAACCATATGCTTACAATGCATGAGATAACTACCATTCGTAAGTATGATACTAATCTTCTTATTCAAGGTACAGACCATAAAGGTAAAACTATCTCCTTTATTATTTATGCTGATGATGTTAATGCTTTGTGGTTCTCAATTAAGAGAGCCCAGAATAGAGAAAAACTTAGAACTCTTAAAGAAGACAGAATAGAAAGAATGAAGCGTGGGGGGCTCTGTTAGCTCTCGTAGCATAATTGGATAATGCAACGGACTTCTAATCCGTAGATTTCAGGTTCAAGTCCTGACGGGAGTACCACTAGATATATTATGAAACCTATTTATCATCCTAAAGGCTGGGGCTACGAGTTGTGGATACATAATGATGAAGACTACTGTGGAAAGCTGTTATTCTTTGAGAAGGGGAAGAAGTGTTCTTGGCACTATCACAAGAAGAAGGTGGAAACTTTCTATCTTCAATCAGGTAAGATGTTAGTTCACCATGCTATGGTTGACGATAAGGAGGTAGCGTTTCAAACCTTGTTAACCCCAGGAGATGCATTTGAGATTCCTTTAGGGAGAAGACATCAGATGATTGCATTAGAGGATAGTGAGTTGTTTGAGTTCTCTACGCAACATTTTGAGGATGATAGCTACAGAATAGAGAAGGGGGATTAGCTCTTCCCTTTTCCTTTTTTGCTTTTGCTTGTACTCACTAAATCACTACCAAATTCCATAAATTCTTTAGTGTTCATCCCTTGGTAGTGGGTTCTCATGGCTTGATCTAACTGTTTCCTAAGCCCTTGTGCCTGTGGAGTACCTCTCGTCTTTTTAATAGCTGCCATAAGTCTTTGCACTTCACTATGATAGGTGGTTTCAACTATTAGTGTCTGAATCTTTCTGTATATGCTCATTGGTGTTCTATTATATATAGCTCATGTACGAATACAAAATAAAATCAATCGAAAAAATTGTAGATGGAGACACTTTCGACTGCATTGTGGACTGTGGGTTTAGCATTATGCATAAGATCAGGGTGAGGATGTATGGAATAAATACTCCTGAGAGCAGAACGAGGGATTTGGCCGAGAAGGCTAAAGGCTTGGAAAGCAAGAAGAGACTTACTGAATTGATAGAAGAGGAGTGTGAGGCAAGAGAGAGCCATCTTATTATACAAACTAAAGAGAAGGGGAAGTATGGGAGATATTTAGGTATACTGCTTAGACGGTATGATGATGAGTATGCTAACGAGAATGGTATGCTGGTCCCTAATGTTGTGAACATTAACGAGAAATTAGTTGAAGAAGGGTATGCGGTAGAGTATTTTGGTGGAAAGAGATAAGCTAGATAAAACTTACATGAACATGGCAAGGGAGTTATCAAAGCTCTCTCATGCTCAAAGAAAGAAAGTAGGAGCGTTAATTGTTAAGGATACCCAGATTATTGCAGAAGGTTACAATGGTACGCCTTCTGGGTTCAATAACTCTTGCGAGTATATTGATCATGTGGATGAGATGTACACCAAGCCTGAAGTTCTTCATGCAGAATCTAATGCTATCACTAAGCTTGCTAGATCGACAAACTCTTCTAGCGGCAGCACTTTATATGTTACCTTGGCTCCTTGTTTTGAATGTTCCAAGTTAATTATTCAGTCAGGTATTAAGAGAGTGGTGTATGAGGATTCTTATTCGAAGAATGGGTTGGATCTTTTAAAGACAGCCAATGTGGAGATTAACCAATTATGAAAGTATACATTAGTGGTATGATTACCAGCCTTAAGCATGATGCTTATCGTTATGAGTTTCAAAAAGCTGCGTTAGCTATTCAAGAGTCTGGTCATGACTCAGTAGACCCTAGTGAATTAGGTAAGCCTGAACATCGTTCATGGCATTACTACATGAAGAAAGCAATCCCGCAGTTGTGTGATTGTGATGCCATTTATATGTTGAAGAATTGGAGAAAGAGCCGTGGGGCTAAACTAGAGCATACTATTGCAGAGGGGTTGGATATGCCTATATTCTACCAAATCCTTGAAGAAGGTTCGGATAGGATGCTTAACCTAGATATTGGAAATTATGGACAAGAGGAGATAATATGAAATTTGAAATTACAAGTAAGATGATGCAGACCTCCTTAATCATGTTCCTTTTCATGGGAGCGTGTGCCTATGCGTGTGTGTTCGCATCCTATATCATGTGGTTCATGAATGGAATGTCGTGAAAAAGAAGTATAATAAGAAAGTCAAATCAAAGCCTCCTTATGAGCATTGGTTGGGGTGGTTTCACTACCAAGTAGATGCCGTAAGGTTTGCTAAGGAGCATGGTGGAGAAGTAGTTAGAAGAAAGAGACAGCGAAACAAGTGGAAACATTGGGCTGTTGTGGAGTTTAAATAATTATGGATAAAGTATTAAAGTCAATTATAGGCATTGCATTGGTAGTAGGTATTATGATGCTTGTTATGAGCATGGACGGGCCTACCATTAAAAGATTAAGCACATACAGAGGAGATCACTTCCCTGGATTTGCAGAGTTTAGAGTGCAAGAGATTGAGTATGGTGAGTTAGGTGAAGTAATGCTCAAGGGTGAGCCTTATGATTTGCTCTTGAATGTAACATACATCACCAGCGCATATCGTTATGAGGATGCAAAGAAGAATGATTACGCTACAATGGTGTTTACTAACTATCTTGAAGAACCCATCCTAATTCGTCAACCGTACAAGGATGTTGTGAGTTCTATTCGTAAGGGTATGGAGGCTTTAACCAAATGAAGTTTGCTACTATGATCTTTTGGGTGCTACTTGTTACAGCAGTATACATGGGCTGTACAGGTTGTAGCACTCCTCCTAAGTGTAGTGTATGTGATGAGTGTAGTGCTTGTGAGGATGAGGAAGTAGAAGCTTTATTTGGATCCCATGATTTCTTCTTAGAAGGGGAGGATAAGATAACTTCCTCCAAACTTGCTACTAAATGCCTTACTTGTGGAATTTACTTTACTTACCCTGATTACGGTGAACACATTAAAACCTGCTGTCCTTAGTTAAATGATATGAAAAGCTTACAAGAGATAAGAGAAGAGTTAGAAAAGAAGTTGAAGCGTACAGAATCTGCTCACTATGGGAAGCCTTATTGGCATAGTGAAAGTGCTTATCGAGATTCTGTTAAGGGTATTAGAAATATCTATGATGAGCTTTTTAGGGTAGCACTAGAGTTGGGAGATCCCATCCCTGTGTGGTTCTAATGCCTGTTCAACATTTCATTCATACTTGTGCTTGTGAGATGTTGAAAGTAAAGGAGATCCCTATAGATCTGCGTAATTACTTAGATGAAGTAGAGATGTATGCTAATTTAGCGGGAGGTACAATATGCTCTCGACAGGTTGTAGCGATGGCTTTAACAAATTATATGGACCGCAAGGCATTTCTAAATGCCATAGATGATATGAAAGAGAGATTACAGTTAGATGACGAATAAAAATATATTTTCAATATTAGGAGATCAAGTTGGAGATCTTGTTAACGATAAGCAACGGGCTTATGGCGATTCTTTTGGTAGGAGCGGTGAGTGTCTACGCCAGATGTTCCCAAAGGGCATTAAGCCCGATCAATATGACGATCTCCTCACTATTGCTAGGATTCTTGATAAACTTTTTAGGTTGGCAAACGATCCTAGTGCTTTTGATGAGAATCCCTATCGAGATATTGTGGGATACGCCCTGCTCGGAATGAATCGTCATAAGTGCAGTAATACCATGGTGTTAGGTGATCCACCCAACCCCTTTATTTCCTAACGATTCCTTGCATCTCCCGTGATTCATGGTATAATAGGAACATGACCAAGACAAACGAGCAACTACTTCGGGAAAAGTGGCCTGAGAGGGCTGCCAAGGCCGCGAACGGGAGCCGTAAGGAGGCTATTTACCTTATGTGCATCAACTGTATCGGCTCTTCCCAAGAAGCAAGAAAGTGTACTAGCGTAGAATGTTTCCTACATCCTTACAGACCTGGGGGCAAAAATGAAGCGTAGAGATGGAAAGCTAGAGCAGGGTGATCGCGTGGAAGTTTACCGCAACCTTCACAACAACACCTTTTCGGTTCGCCTCCTTAGCCCTGTGGGGGGACCAGAGGACTACTCACGATGGAGACTGAAAGGTAAGGTGATTAAACATCTTGATAACTGGATGAGTGTGTACTTGCAGAATGTAACATTCGCTGTACAACCTGCTGGTAGAGAAAAGGTTCGTCGGGAACAGAAGAAGAATGTTCACGCATTCGTTAGAGGTAATGTTGTTAAGGCTCCTGATAATAAGTTTGGTGAGACATTCAAGGATGAGTGTACACAAGTAGTTCAGTACAACCCTTATGATTTCGATACATTTGTTACACAGGCTTGGAGTTCCAACGCTCCTGCAATTCACAGAGCAAGTAAAGTAACCCTTACCCAAGGAACAGTC